TTGCCTTGACTCCTCGATCATTCGGCGTGCAAATCTGATTCAATCGATGGCAGTGGTGGATATCGAAAACTTCGGGAGGATTTCCCGGTCGTGTTACCTTGTGTCGAACATCCCCTAAGTGTCGGCAGTCCATATTGTTTCCGGTTAGAAGCAAATCGTTGTCGTTTGCTCGCCATGAACGGTTCCGTCAAATGCTGGCGCGCCCGTGGAGCATCCTGTCGGGCAAAACGAATACTGGAACCATTGCGATACCGTCTGTCCCGTGCCAGCGCCACACGACAACCCGGCGGGAAGCGGCGGGCTACTGTTCGCTCCATCAAACACGCACCAAACCCACGTTGCCGTTGATGCTGAACACGCCGCGGAATGGTCGCTTTTGCAAGTTCCCGCGACGTTAATGTCACCGGCTACTGGATCTCGTGACGGCGGGTAGCATTTGCATTCACAGGTCGATGATTCTTGCAATTCCCATTCGTACTCTCCGGGGATTACCGTGCCGATGGAGCGGTAGTAGCAGTCTTTCACGCATCCCGCCGATGCCCCGCCGACGCAATCCGCCCCGGTAGTCACAGTCAGCGTCAACGGCATCCCGGAATAGTCGTTATCGAGCGGCATTTGGATTCCGCACCACGACGCCGGAAGCGACCTTTCAAAAACATTATCCGTAGCGCAGTCGAATGTTTCGCAAGAATACGCCCCGCTCCCCAGCGTTCCTTCAACCGGATCTTTGATATTGAGGATAAGCGTGACGCTTCGCGGATTATGGATATTGTAGTACAAATCTACGCGAATCCCGTTCGTGTACGTGTCTCCGCTGTATCCCGTGTCAGACAGTGGTTCGCTGGACCATCTGCAAATGCGACCTCGCGAACGATAACCGAGATTATACGTTGCTCCCGCAATCTCAAACGCTGGCGCAGTTGCTCCGACCCCTAAACCGGGATGCGTACACGTCCCGTTGAATGCGATGTCTGGCATGACCACATCGAAACAGTAATCACAGCACTGCGGACACCCACTGCCGAAGTTGTAACCGTATCCATATGTGAAACAGACCGCGCGCGACTCGTTTCCTGTGAATGCGGGTCCGACAGTGATTTTTTCGGGCCAGTTGTTGCATGGCGGGCAGTACGGATTTCCGCCACCATCCGTCGTAGGCCCAAATGTGATTTCATTGGAGACGAACGAAAAGCAGTTTCCGCACGTGCAACTGAAGTCTGTTTTCAGGATGCGGTAGATCGTGGTGCCTTCCAAATGCGTTGATGTCGACCCACCTTCGTATTCAGCGCATCGATCGTAGAACTGCGTCACCAACGTCAAATACACCCACGTCGCATCACTGTCTCCGTCGATTGTCGCCGTCCCGTAAACCGTGTCGACGTATGGATAACACGATTCGCAGTTTGCATACGTTCTGCCGACCCACGTACACGGGCTTCCGGGAACCCACCAGAGTTCGAGATACGGACGCCAAAGCCGATGGCACGCGCCGGTGTCTCGCGGATCATGCCTGCCAAACGGATCGATTCCAAGGCACGTTCCGGTGAGCGTGGTATTGATCGGATTGCATGGGAACACAGGCAACGTCGAATCGTAGTTGTAAAGCTGCTCTGCGTAGACCAGTGAATTACTGAGAACATCATCATCAATTGTCAGTTTTGTGGGCGTCGACACGCACAACCCACACGGACTTGTAGGACCACAGTCGCACCCCGGCGCATTGCACGTCATGGGCAGTCTCCAAAAAGAAATTGAAGACGACCGTTCATGTACGCACAAAACGCATGCGATCCACTAATCGCCGTTCTGTTTGTTGTGTTGACGCCCGCCGTGTCATCCGTCGACACTGACAAATATTGCGGATCATGAGTATCCGTGTCGTCGAGATGCCACAGGCGAATCGTAAACGTCGTAGCGCCAGTCTTTCCGTCCGGTGATGCGGCCGTAACGGCGCTGGTCAGCGTTCCTTCGACGATGCCATTGACGGACGTTGGACCACCATAACGCCGCTTTGTGTCCGGCGTATACCGTGGCGACTTCTCAACAAACGACACCACATTGCGGATGCGATCCACATCGTCTGCAATGAATCCAAAAACGTCATCTGCCATGTCACGGTCTCGTCGCTGACACGCCGGGAAGCGTTAGGAAGTTTTTTCGTTCACAGTCGCGGAACAGCATCCAGTAAAGATCAGATTCGGCGATTGGTGCTCCAGATACGCTGATTGGTGCTCCTGTAGCGTCAAGTGCTACCGGCTTCGCCACTGCCTGCCCGTTTTGATCGACGATGTTCTTCCACTTCGCCGCGCCGAATGTTCGCATCCCTTCGTTCAAGACTTCGATGTCCCACGGTTCCGGCACAATCGTTTCGCCCGTTCGTGCTGGTCGTGGTTTTCGTGTCATGATTGAAAACTGCACCTGGCAGTAAACGACGCCATTTTCCTTCATGTTTTCGCCGATGCGGATGTCTCCCATTCGGCCGCATCCCTTTTTAACGAGACGACGACCGACGTAGATGTCAGAGTCGTTGACAGTGTTGTCGTACGTCTCTAACCATTCAGGAGGTTCCGTAACATTCTTCGTGATGGCGGCGATCCACTCGACAGTCGGAACTTCAATCGGCGGGTCGAACGGATCTCGTGCGGTATTTGCGGTCAAATACGGCTTGCCGTCGAATGTGAATGATGAAGAAAATGTCTGGTATGCTAACTCCAGTCCGCTTGCCGCCGTCGCCAATTGCAAACGGTTTTTCGCCTCCATCACAGTTCGACTTGTCCACGTCACCTTTGCCGACCGATCAAGTGGATTTGGCTGGTCGATGCGTGACTGTTCCGTCTGATTCAAAATCGACTTGTGGCTGCATGTCACGGTGAACTTTGAAAAGTCGTCGCGCGATGCTCGTTTCGGTTTTCGCGATACGCATTGGCATGTCAATGTTCCGGGAAACACCGACCCTAGTGTGACAGGACACGCTGCCAGCACTGCGCCAAATTCCTCATCCATCCGGTCCGAGTAGATGTTGAACACTCGCGTGCCTGTGATGCCGTCCTGCAACGATTCTTCCGCGTCGAGTTCCCACGGATCTTCTGTTACGCCGATGATTGTCATTAGAGCGCCGCCCTTTGCAGGTTCAGTTTCTTTTCGATGTTCTGGGACGACTTCAACTGTTCTTCAGCGATCCTGATTTGCTTCTTGCGATCGGATTCCTCCGAGTTCGTGCCAGCGATGGCCCGATTGATTGCCGATACTGCCGCGCCGGTTCCACGAATGTTTGCGGCGGATGAACCATTTGGCGTCTGGTCGAGTTTTTTCAGGTTGTCGAGGTTTTCGCTAATTGCGGCTTGCTTCTTGTTCTCGGTTTTGATCTTTTCGTCAATAGCCCAGTCATTGAATTCGCGTTCGTGCTCGCGGTCGCGGTCGTATTGCGCAAGTCGATCCTCGGCGGCTTTCCGCTCCATGTCACGCCGTTTTCGATCAACTTCGTAATCGTTTTCCGCGAGCTTGTCTTTTGTCTCGCGGCTCACATTATCCACCGCTGCATAGTGTGCTTTTTGATCGTCAAGTTGCTGACGCAGTTCATCTCGCTTTGCTTCAGCCTCGGTTTGCGCCCCGGTGTTTCCAGTAAATGCACCTGCAATCAACGACCCGTATGCGGACCTTCTGAGATTGGCGTCACGTTTGCGTTTTTCTCGTTCGATGATCGCGTTTTGAGACTGTAGTTCAGCCTGTGTTTGCTCAATCTCCGTTCGAAGCGAGTTTTTGCGTTGAGTACGCATCGCCTCAAACTCTTTGGTTGTCATTCCCGGAAGTGACGTTGTTTTTGTATCTTTCGTTTCCTGTGCTCGGCGCAATTCTTCGGCGTATTCGCGAGCCTGATCTTTCGCTTCCGCCATCTCCTCCTTGAGGATTTCCGCTTGATACACCCAGCGAATCATCGGCGGCAGAACGACACCAGCAATCGCGCCTCCGATTGCCGTGACAGCAAGCCCTGTCGGACCAAACGCAGCACCCAGCATCTGGACGTTGTTTGACACCGCCATGATTCCACGACCGAGACCATCCGCCGTTGTTTTCGCATTGACCATCTGGCTGGAAAAGTCTTGTACCGCGAAGCCCATCTGCTGAATCGCCATCGCCCCGACGAATCCGCGATTGTTCATGTTGTTGTCGGCGGATGTGCTGCCAAGGTTTCCGCCGCCGAACTTTCCGCGTGTTCCGTCTGGAATCACCAATGGACGATTGGCGTCAAATACGAGCATACGTTGGGCGGACGCGTCGGCTTGTTGGCGACGGACTGTCTCTATGATGTGGGCGGTCGTAACAGCCTTTTGCGCAGCGATTTCCGCGTTACGTTTTTCAATGGCCGCAAGCCGAACCGCTTGCACTTCGTCTCGAAGCGCCTGATCTCGAATGCGGCCACGTTCGGCCCATTCTCTGCGATTATCTTGGTCTACGAGAGACTGCTGAAACGCTGCTGATACGCCGTTCGCGGAAAATCCAGCATTCAGCGCATTGGCTTTTGCTGCCAATGCCTGCTGGCGTTCCATCGCCATTCGTTCAGACGCTTGCCGTTTTTCTTCGGCCATCGCCGCATCGCGAGCAGCCTTCTTCATGGCGATAGCCTGAAGTTCCTGCTGCGTTTGCCCGCTTGCGTTCTGTTTCAGCCAGTTCTGATACGCAGTGCTTTCAGCTTCCGATGCTTTTCTCGCTGCGATGCGAGCAGCGTCCTGCGCCATCAGTTCGGCACGGGCAGATTTCTCAGCAGCGATGGCCTGAAGTTCCTGCTGCGTTTGCCCGTTTGCGTTCTGCTTCAGCCAGTTCTGATACGCAGTGCTTTCAGCTTCCGATGCTTTTCTCGCTGCGATGCGAGCAGCGTCCTGCGCCATCAGTTCGGCACGGGCAGATTTCTCAGCAGCGATGGCCTGAAGTTCCTGCTGAGACGCACTGGCGGCATTTTCCTTCAACCATGTTTGGTATCGCAGTTTCTCTTGGTCAGCATCCTGCTGTGCGATAATAGATTTGTTTGCGTCCCCCATCGCCGCTGTCATCGGGTGCATAACAGGATGCCGCGAGTTACCAGCCTCCGTCATTCCCTTCAGCATCTTTTGCGAGTGCGTAATATCCTTTATGAATAAGTCGGCTTCCCTGTTGTCGTATCGCATCGACAGCAGTACAGATAAATCGCCAACATTCTTGCTCATGCTTTTGCTCCGCACATTCCCGCCAACAGATTCTCAACCTGCTGTGCATCTGTGATCCCGACAGACCGCTTCATGTTCGGCATGAAGTCTTCGAGCCTCATTCGTTTTTTGATGTGTGGCTGACTTGTCGCATGGGCAACCGTCGCCGTCTGCAACCAATCATCACCCCACGGTTCGAGGTCATAGGCGAGTTTCCATCCTTCCAGTACCCAACTCGGCGTATTCTCTTTCAGGAGGTCAACGCGGAGTCCGTAGCCGGTGTTGACTGTTCGGGAGAGGAAGTACCACCATCCGAAGTCAGGATCGAGGCTTGCTTTTTTTCCTGTTCCGCTCGCGCCTCCGTTGTCATCAGCGACAGGTCAAGAATCTTCTTCGCGAGACGCTCCAGAACTGCGGGATGTTTCTTTGCAAGGATGACCGTTTCCGCTGCCGAAAAGAGATTGACGCCCTTTTCGTCGACGATGCCGAATGAGCAAACGAGTGCATCCCATGACGCAGCCGCCTCGCCCTTCAATCGAACTTCCGTCCGCTCCGTTCCCGTGAGTGACCTCAACCGAACTTCGCCGCCCCATTCAGGAACAGACTCGACGGAATATTCCGCATCGTTCACAGCAACAATCAGATCCTTGGTCAAGAAAGCCATTCCGCAATTCCTTCAGTAAGAGTCGCCAAACACGCGCGGCGGGTAATTCCGTGACGCGCGCGATTAGCCGATAGCCCTCAAAATCAGACAGCAGCAGCGACGTACGTTGGAGCGCCAGACAGTTTGAATGTCAGCGTCACAACCGCGAGTCCTTCGAACTCCCATTTCGGTGAAACCTTGGTCATCACACACGCCGACGACCATGTTGCCGCCGAACTCGGTAGTGACGCACCGCACGACACAGCCCGCTTCGGAAACGTGACGGTGATCGTGTCGCATCCCGCGACGAACAAAGTTCCGTAGTCCAGTTGCGTGCTGAACTGGCAGGTGATCGCGATTTCACCCGGATTGATCTTGTTCCCGGCAATGCACGTCATCCAACCGTTCGTTGACAGAGCGTGCGTGGTGTCAATCGCTTCCCGGCTCATTTCCGGTGGCGTGTCGATACCTACGATTGGCCCAATCATGGTCGTGTTTGTGGTCAGTGCCGCAGCGATGCCGAACATCGTTCCCGGCGCGAATGCTTGAGCGGTCATGGGAATCCCTTTCGTGATCCCCGTTGCGGTATCGACTGGTTAAAACCTCTGTTGCGGAAGTCGGGCGGTAGCGAACCGTGATCCCGACCCTCCGCAACGGAGACAAATTGATTTCACTTCTTGGCTGGCGGCGATTCTTCCGTAGCTATGCCGTCGCACCCGCAATCTTCGGGCGGGACTGGCGGCACATATGGAGCACGAACCGGTTCCCAATCCTCGGCGGCAAGTTGTTCGTCCGTGAACGGTCCATTCTTCGGGAATGTCACGCCGTCGCGAATCACTCCCGCCGCTGCCAATGCTTTTGCGTGTGCGAGTAACATGATCGTTCCTTCAGCAATTCAGGTGGAATACGTCGATATCGATAGCCATTGCTCGCCATCCGACTTCGCCGCCGTCCTGTGGGTTTTCGATGTGTTCGTAAGATCCGTTGTCCGTGCAATGGTCGATCCATGTCCCATTCCATTGGACCGATGCCGTGACACCAGATGTGGGGCAGAGTGCGGCGCGAACGAGTTCGACGAGTTCGCCAGCTTGCTTGATTCCGCCAGTAGACTGATCGCCGAAACAGAACACGCTGACGGGGGTTTTGCGGAGACTTCCGGTTCCCGTGGAGAACTTCGCCAATGGAGTTTGGCCGGGCGGTCGATCAACGCAGATGTAGGGGAGTGTCGCGCCTTGAGGTGCCTTGCCTGGGTAAATGCGTGTGCTCACGACCGAGTTAATCGCGGATACGCTCTTTAGCTTCCAGACAACGGCACTGGCTGCAATCATGTCCCACACATCCTCAATACTGATTCGTCATTCGCGCGCGGCGGTTTCCCGACTGGCTCGATATGGAATCAACCTGCTTTCGCGGCACGGTCTGCGATACGCTGCAAACCTGCTCTAATCTCGTTCTCGTAAATCTGCTCAACCGGAGTTTCGGCCACTGCTTTTGCGAGTTGGTGAAACGCTGGCATTCGTCCTCGGAACCTCATGGCTCCGATTTTTTGATTTCTCGCGGTTCTCTGCCGAATGTATTCCGCGTGGCTACTTGCTCGCGACGCCTTGCCGCTCTTAAGGACTTTCTCCTTAACCGTTCGCCATCCGCCCGATTTGGTCTTAACCGGGCGACTTCTCGTAATGAATGTTGCTGGAGTTTTCCGGTAGAGCGTTCGATGTGCCGTCCACCGATTGTTTGTTCCATCTTCGGCGAGATGATTGACTCTCGTTGGGTGTCCGAGTCTGGTTTGCACACCGACGATGTTTACAGTCGTTTCTGATGATCGATAAACCTTTTGCTTGTTAATGAACGACTCAGACAAACGCTGGTCTGTCGTGGTTCTTGTTCCGCGATTCTTCGGAGACAACGCCGCCGCACGTTGAGCGATTGCGTTGCCGACTTTCCGGCCAGCAAAACGAAAGACTCTCGTCTGGATTCGTTCGGGAAGTTCACCCAACAAAGCCAGAAGTTCTTTCTCGCCGCTCATCAGTGCTTGGTATTTGAGTCCCATGTCAAATCAGCCTTGGATGCTGCACAGCAAATCCGCTCCGAAAATCGCCGCGTTCACTGCTGTTCCTGTTGCCGCATCGACTCCTGCAATCGTGATTAGTACGTCGAGAACATCACCCGGATTCAGAGTTGTTGATGTCAGTGAAAATGTTTTATTGGATGCCGTCAGCGAGTTAATCGTCGTCGCCACTGTCGTCACCAACTGAGAACCAATCGTGTAATCCTTGCCGATGCGATATGCAGCGACTGCGAGCGTGCATGACGTATCCGCGACAGTTGTCAGCATTCCCGCCCCGAACCGCAGCGTGACGGCACTTGCCGCGACGTACCGATCTGGAATGACAACCATCGCACGAGCTTTGCGGCTGATTGTGGTTGTCTTGAAGTCGGCAGTTTGCAGCGACGGTTGATTCGTGCCGTGTGTCCCGCCATACAAACCAAGGAATGTCGATGATCCTGTTGACGGCAGATTGACTGCGTAATTCGATCCATCCTCGCGCCACGACGACCAGTTGATCGGATATACAACGCTGGTAGAGATGACTTGCTCAGATGGATCAATCAGGACACCGCCAAGGCGAGTTCCGACTGCTCCGCGCAGGATCAACCGGCCCTGAACGACTACATCTTCCGTTGTGTCAAATACCGCCATCATTCACCGCCTTATGTCGCCACTGGCTCGATGATCCAGAGGATGATTTTTTCGTTGTTTTGGTTCTCGTTAAAAACCGCCGCGATGTTCAGTGTTCGCGACCCCATCACAACCCTGTCACGAGGAGTGATAGTTGATGTCGTCGAGTCGTAGGGCAGCTCCAAGATCGAATGCAGCATCGGCTGGACAGTCATCGCTGCCGTGAACTCTCGCCCATTGGTGGGCTTCACCGCCGCGAATCGCTTACACAACACGCTGAACTCCGGCAGCACTTCGCCAGTTGAATTTGCCGTCGCGTCCGTTGCCCGTTCAATCGTCAGATATTTGTTTCGCTTGCCCGCCGCGTTGTACAGTTTGGAAGTCAGCATCAGATGCCTCCCCAATACTGGACCGCACGAAGGGATTGCAGATAGGACCGCTCGCAATCCGCTGCCGACGATGATCCTTCACGGTCCGCAAAATTCGTTGCCATGTGCTTCAGCATCGCCAATCGCAATGTCCCTGGCAGTTCACCAAGGAAATGCAGTCCGACGCCCGTTGTTCCGATCGACACGGCACCACCGCCCGATGACGTTGACAGCTTGCAGGTCGATCCGCTGGCATTGATGACGTAGTACGTCACGTTTTTCGACAGACCTGCTGGAAGTTCGCCGCCGCTATTCGAAAGGCGAAATGAATCGCCATTGGTTGGTGTGTAGTCCGTGAATGTCAACGTGCCGCTGGTGGCCGCAGTGAACGGAACTAGGTAGCCAGCCGTGAACGTGATTTCGACGGCACCATGCTGTGGACGTGGCGGCAACCAGTATTTCGTAAACGCTGGATTGACTCGCCACGGTTCCGTTTTACTGACGGTATATGTTGTCGCGTCAACCGTGGTAAGTACCGCTGTTGGCGTCGTGAAGTCGTAGTATTTAACTGACTCGACTGCGATCAATGGACACATGAATCCTTCGATCACATCGGGCCATTCGTCGAGAATCAATTTCCATCGTTGCCAGCAGATTGCTCGACGTGCGTCAGTCTCGACCTGATGCCTCGCTGAACTAATCAGAATCGCCCACTCATCGTCTTCGTCAACATCATCGCGGCGGGAATGTTTTTTCGCCTCCGCGACTGATATCGGCTCCGACGATGGCGGATTCAGGCATTCCCATGCCGGTTGCAACATGCGGAACGGCTTGCGTCCACTTGCTGTCAGCATGGTCTATTGCTCCAGGTACAGGTAAATCGTTCCAGCCTTGGAATTGCCAGCGTTCGTCACAGCGATAGTGACAGTGCTGCACACAATCGGATGAACCGACTGCGCCAATGGTGTTGCCGCCGCGTCCAGAACCAGGAAATACACCTGCTCCGTAGCCGTCTGGTCGCGATTGGCGAGGGTCGATTGAACGCCCGTAAGAACGTCCAAGCTTTGCTCGTCGGTCAGTACAATGTCGTAGTTGTCGGTGGGCGCTGCTGTTCCACTTGGAACCGTCACAGCCTTGACGAGGCGACCAGCCAGCTTGCGGGTTGCCCCGCTCACTGATCCAGTCGCGTCGTCCGACACCCACGATGCGATGACGCGGTGGACGCGACTTCTTATGAAACCGCCATCCGCGCCATCGTCGTATGTAAACGTCATCGAGGAACCGGCCATCAGTCAGGCTCCTATCAGAACGTGGATGCAGTACCCGCAGTGACACCAGCCGCCGCCGAGTAGACGTTTCCGGCCATGAATCCCGCAGCCGCAACAATCGGAGCAGTACCGGATGGCACGTTGATTCGATTGTTGGAGATGAATGGCGTCGACGCGGCAGCGACCGCGATAGCCTTGGTTCCGGTGTAGACCACGAATCGATTGTTGTCGATTAGACCGCCGAGCAGTGTCGTTGCGTTCAGGATGGCTTGCGTCATCTTGCCTGTGAAGTAACAGTCTCGAATGACATAATCAACCCCAACTTCATGCTGAATCTGTGCCGTTGTGGTTGTCCCGCTGTTTGTCGCGACACCGAGGAATCGACACCGCTCAACACGGAATCGAGTCGCCGTCGCCGCCGTCAAGATTCCGAGCACAACACCCGCTGTCGCGTTGTTGCAAATGAATTCGCAGTCTTCAAACGCAACGTCCGCCGCAGTCACGCTGATTGCCGCGACAATGGCATCAATCCCCGTGAAGTCGAAAATGAAGTTGCGGAACGTTTGGTTTGCACCACTGATGATGATCTGCGCGGCGGTCGATGTGCTGAACGTGATCGTTGGCCGATTTCGACCGACGCCACGCCCTTCCCATCGGATACCAGCCTTGCTGAATGTCATTCCCGCCGCTGCCGTGACGGATTCGGTGTGACCCGCCGCGACGAAGACAACATCGTCATTACTGGCAGTGCATCCACCCATCGCGGTGATGAGCGTGGAATACGCTGATTCTGGCGAGAACCCAGGTCCGGTGGACGTGCCGTTGACGCTATCGCAGTAAATCGCATTGCCAATCGTCATCAACGGGGGGCGGTATTCTGACGACACCCATTGCTGACCACCAACCCGCGGAAAGTGAGTTTTCATGAATCATGCCCTTAAAGAGATGCGTGGCTGCTGACGCGAAGACAACCAGCCACGCTCTTGTTTTTCGATCAGGTCAAAACAGTTGCCGGAATGTTCTGTGGTTGTTCGGCTTCGTGACCGATCCACAGGACGCAACCAACAACAGGACTGTTGACAACTTCCGTGGCGGTCAATTCGACGTAGCCGTATCCGGTTTTGGCGATTTCCGACGCATCCACGATGATTTCGTAGATTTGATTGGAACCCGCCGTGGTCGTGAATCCCGTCGTTGTTGCCGCAGTAACAGCACCCCACGTATCGCCCGAGGTTTGAGCGCGATACCGGAATGGAACGGCAGTTCGATTGGATGGAGTGGTGTCATCACAGGCATTGATGGTGATCGTCGATGTGCCCGTGGTCCCAACACCCTTGACGATGATGAACTCGCATCCTGCGTAGTTCTTCATGTTGTAAACGTCCGTGCGTTGCACGGTATCGAACGCATCTGCCACAGGGTTGATCCCCTGCGCGATGTGCCCGTTCTGCGTGATAATTTGACGTGGCATTGAAAAAACTCCGGTTTAGAAAGTGAATGAACCATCAGCCCAATGGCGATCAGGCACGGGTTGCCAATGCCACGAATGGCGACAGAGTGTTTGAGCCCTTGGCAGGCGTCAAAACATTGTTCCACAGCGGGCGACCGTCAACGCGGTAGATCCACCGGAACGTGCGTTCGTTGTTGATGAATCGAACATGGATTGACGAATCTGACTGCGGTCCCCCCTTGTCGATCAACAGGTATTGCGACAAATCACACAGCAGGATGTCGCCAACGGTTCCCAGAGTTGGGTTGAATTCTGTTGGAATGACTGGAGCACCCTTCAGGCGTGCGTACCGATCTGCGGACAGTCCACCGGGTGGCAGATAAACCGGCATCCCACCTGTTCCAACTGGAATCGTCATCGAATCCAAGGCCGGTTCGCAGTCTTGGTTGATGAGCCACACCGCATTGCCACGGCTGCGCGCCCACATGCGGGACCACATCTTGTTGACGTTTTCCATCAGGATCGAGTTGGCTGGCTGTCCGGCTTCCTTCGATACCGACACGAGAGCGTCCGATTTCAGGATTCCGAGGATCTGCCCGTTCCCAAGATCGTTGATGATGCCGTTGCCAACAAAGAACCGGAGTTCCGACGCAAACGCATCCGAGAACACCTGCTCCAGCATTCCGGCATCGGCTAGCAATCGTTCGGTGGCATACATCAGGCCAATCACATCCTTCAGATCCCACTTCGTTTGACGGAACTTCGGTTTCGTGGCAGTCGCCGCGTCCGCTTCCGCGCCGTAGTAGACCTGAATGCCCCCCCAACGACTTCCGCTGGCACGACTGGTTTCGTCAACCAGATTCATGGTCAGCCCATCGCTGTTAGGACCGCATCCGAAGCGGCGAACACGACTCAGAACTTCGTCGCCGCCGTATGACTTGTCGGTCAGTTCCGTCAGAATGTCCTTCTGAACCAGATAACCGCCGTCCGTTGGCGTTGCAGCTCCCGCGCCAGTCGCGGCCATCTGCGGGGTGACATGCCCGTAATGCAATCGCGGATCAACCGTGCGACCGTTCGAAACTTCGGCCATTGCGATTGCGTTCAACTGCTCTCCCAGGCTTCGGAATCCACCGTTAGCAGCGGTCAGTTTGATCGGCTTCAGTTCGGGCTGCATGTCGCGGATTTGTTCCACAGACATGACTTCCGACTTGATTGTCACGTTCGGTTGTGGCGTCGGATTGGCGGTGTAGACCGATTGACTTTGCGTAACGCGAGTGGTGATCGGCTGAATTGCCGCCAGCGCAGCCTTGTTTGCAGCAGCCTTCTTTTCGGCTTCGACCAGTTCGGCTTCTTCAGCCTTGATCGACTGAACTTCCGACAAGGCAGCGTCAAACTTGTCCTGTTCTTCCTTCGGCACAGTGACGGGATTGGCAGCAACAATGCCCTGCATAATGGCTTGCAGTTCATTGAGCCGAGCCGCGAGTTGTTCGCGAGTTCGCATGGGATTCGGTTCCTTGTTGAGCGATGGAACCGAGTTCGGCAGACACACTGTGACGCGATTTCCACCGCAGACACGTTTTCAGGTCTGGACGGTTGGAAACTTCGCAGGTGCAACAGCAGCCGAGAGAGTTTCGCCCGCATGGATCGACAGCAACAGCAGTCGGGTTCGCACGCAGCGTTATCGAGTTGTCACCGAAACCATCTATGACGGATGATTCCGGGTTTTGTGCGGATCAGTCTAGGCGCGAGGTTGAGGGAAAGTCGAGTGTATTTATGATAGCTCGCACACTTGGCACACTTGGCACAACACCGAATGGGTAGCTAATGGATCTCTCGGCAAAGGAAGTAGCCGCTCGATGTGCATGGAAACCGACCGCGAACTCAACGATTCACCGCTGGCACAAACGCGGGATTCGATTGACCAGCGGAGAGGTGCTTAGGCTGGCTCGGCGGCGAACAGGCGGGCGGTTTGTGTTTGACTCGGACGAAGTGGATGCGTTTCTGAAACGACTGCGGGAGGATGCGTGACCGATCCGAAGTGTCTTCGATTTCGCCGCCAACTCTGCGAGTCTGAATTGTCGTTCCGCAGGTTTACGGCACGAGGAATTCACATTGATTCTGTACGAGTGCGGTGGCTGTCGATGGATGCGTTATTGGCCGAGCTTGCGGCAATCCAACTTGAAGAGCACGTCGCTATGGGGCGAGTAATGGAAAACGTGAGGCGATGATGTGGAAGTGGCTTCGGTCGTGGTTCGTGAAGGATGCTTCGCGCGATGTCACTCGGGAGGAATTCTGGCGAGATGTATTCAGCAGGGCGGTTGAGAAGCTACAGGAGCAGAAAAGGCAACTCATTGCCGAGAACGAGAGGCGGTCTGCTGAAGTCGCGTGGCTGCGGTCTATGCTGGATAAACTCGTTTCGCCGCAACCTGACGAGGAGTTTACCCGCCGATTGCACGAAAGCGGCGGCGGATGGAAACCTCGCCCCAAGGCGAGTTCTTGCGGCGACTGTGGAGGATCTGGAGTCCTGATGGAAGGCGTCTTCGACGGCCGCGAGAGATCGTTTCCATGCCCTTCATGCACGTCCGTTATGCCAGAAACCGCAACTTGTACTCCGTCGAATCCAGCAAACTCGCAATCTCATCAACCAGATTTTGAAGTTCCGTGTCATCGCCAACCTGAGACCGTTTCGCCTTCAGATTCGCAATCTGTGCCTGCACAAATGCCAATGGGCTTCCGGCTGGAGTCGTGAAACCGGACGGGTAATTTCGGATGACTCCATATTTCCCCTGATACGATTCGATCAATTCGTCCACAGCGCCGGGGAGCGATTCGTACAGGCTTCCGAGTGCCATGTGCTGCGAGAATGACCGTGTTTGCAGGTGGAGCATGTGAGCAGCGGTTGCGGCATGGAGCAGATCGGCAAATAAGCCGCCCGGATTGGCTTCAGGTGCGTCAGGAACCGAATCCGCCATCCATGCGGGTTGTTTCATGTTGATCGGCATTGTCGCGCCTGGTCCATCCAGCAATCGCGTTGGAGACAGTCCGGCAATCGCCATGCGGTTTTGCAAGACGTTCGTATCAACCGACCCTTCCATCCGATTCGACTGCGCCAACGACCGCCCAATCGTGCCGGACGACATTTGCTGAATCACATCCTCGAACGTGGCGATTTTGTCGATCATCCCGCACTTGAGCGCGTCATCAGCCGACAGTACGCGACCCTTGCCGTAATTATCCTTCACGTCCTGCTGTTTGACGCCGCGATACGTGGCAACGTCGCCAGTAAACATATCGTAAAGCTGACCGCAGCGAGTCATCATCGCCTGTTTCGCCGCGTCCGTGAGCGGTTCGGCGGGATGCCCTTCCATCTTCGTTTCAGGGATGCGGAAGATCGTCGTCGTGATCCCCATTTCCTTTTCGGCCTGCGAATAGTCGGAATGCACCCATGCCACGCCGATTGATCCCGTCACGCTGGTTGGAGTCGCGTAAATGCGATGCGCCGACGATCCAAGGTAGTACGCTGCCGACGCCATGATCGAGTGTGAGACTGCGACCATGTTCAGCCGAGACCGCATCGAGTAGATATAGTCCGCAGCCTCCTTGACGCCATATGCCGAACCACCACCGGAATACACGTCGAACACCACGCCACTGACGCGCGGCTCGTTGGCGCACAGGTCCAGTGCCGCCCGAATTGATTCGAGAGACGTACCGCCCATGTATTCCATGATCCACGAATCACGCTCGTCAATCATTCCGCAGATCGGCAGAACGACAGTGATCTTGCTGGATGATGACCGACCAGCGGACGCCTGTTTTTCCGCTGCCATCCGCACATCATTCTTGATCGGCGTGGAATTAACCGGCATTTTCCCAGTCTTGAGGATATGTGCCAGCATATTGGCATACCCATCGTCCATCAGCACGGGCTGAGACAGAAAATCGGCGAGTTGACTGAGCATGGTATTTGTTCCGTTACTGAAGTTCTGCGATTGATTGGACGACTGACGACGCTCGATTTTGCTCCCACCCTGCCGTTAACGACTCAACACGTTCGGCAAACTTGTCTGGGTCGCCATCTGCCACGGCAATCAAGGCGTCTTTTGACTGTCTGACGTGCTCCGCTGCCATCGTTTCCGGGTTCGTGTTCATCCCAAACACCTGGCAGGTTGTGAGCGGTAGCCGCAATTCGGTGGCAACGAGCGTTTCATGCTCCGAGTAGAATGATTCCACCCAGGTAAACCACTCTTTCGGCTTCCGTGCTGCCCGACATGCCGCAACGGATTCCTTGTGCGTGACTCGACGGATGCAATCTTCCATCATCGCCCGTGCACCGATCTTCAGCGCCGCCTGCTGTGCTCGCATCTGCTTTTTCGGCCCCTTGAGCGGGTCCGCCTTCCCCTTCTTCGGGTCGATCTTCGGATTCTGAGGCAGATTGGCGTTATACGGTTCCTCGACGGGACGCATTGCACCTTGGACGAATCGCTTGTCGCCGTCTGGATATGGGTTCCATCCTTCAGCCTCACGAATTTCGTTCGAACTGACGGCACCCAGCGGGAACAGCCCAGAGTAGTATTGTGACCGTCCCACAGGATCTGCTTCGAGCAGCGACTTGAAGTCGATTTTCCACTCGTAGCCCCTCAATCGCTCCTCTTTCGTGAGCAACTTCCGATTGAGTTCCTGAATCCACATGACCAACCATTTCGGGGAGGTCTTCTGGAACGCCATCAGCAACTTGGCGGGGTCTGCTTGCGGGTCAAGGATCAAATTGAGCAGCAGCGGGGGCACGTCGTAGGCGATGGCGCAATCCTGCTTGTGACGATCTTTGCGGTTCGTGAAGTCTGATGCCGTTGCGGACCATGACAGCGGTTTTGCCACCGCGCCGCCAACCAGCATCGCCACCTGCTCGCCGCCCTGCGTGTAAAGTTCTCGCCACTGAAGCCGAAAAGCACCCTGTTCCGTCATGTTCATCACTCGCGGTACTTCCACGACGATTCGAGGCACACCGGACATTGAGGCGTCGTTTTCCGTGCGGTCCAGGTTCTGCCCGAGAGTAATCGTCTGGAACAACCGATCTGCCACGCCAACGCCATTCAGCCCATTTCGGCTCATCATGGTGTACGGGACACGAATCATGTTGGCGTCCGCAATGTCACTTTCCGTGCCATCATTGTTTCGAACATGCCACCACAATGCCCCGTCGTCTTGCGAGAAGAATGGACGGCATCGTGTCGGGTAGATCGGATGATACGCCAGTGGTTCTTTCGTGAATGCGTCCCTCTCGATTTCCGCCAGTCCAGTACCGCGATTGACCTGCCATGCAACCAACATCGACCGAGCCGCCATTGACGTTTGTTCGCGGTTTGCTTCACCGTTGATGAGATTCTGACGCGGATCTTCGAACAGCACCTGAGACGTGATGGCACCGCTGGAACTGCGAACCTTTTGCGTCAGATTCAGATTGATCGTCGAACCCATGCCACACAGGAATCGCGTCGCGGCGAAACAGGCGGAAACGTACTCATACGCTTCCTCACCACCCATGACGCCTTGCGCATTCGGCAGGCCCATCGACTGATACCAGTAGTCGCCCCACGGCGCGGTAGATGGGTACGCCGCTGAAGATGCCGCCATGCTTGGAGCACTCGGCATCAGCGATTGCATGAAGTTCGATGCGAGTCTTGCAAGCATTGGGGCGTCCTATGCCCCGTCACTGGTTCCGTCGTTTATTGTCAATCCTGTCGCTGGGATGGCCGGGTCTGGACGATCATGACTCGCCAAGATTTTCCGGCCCCCAGTGACGGGAACGAGTTTGTTTTCATTATTCAACGCGACGAATAAACATCCATCCACACCGCGCGACAGTCACGCCAACCAGCAGTATCCCACCAATCCCAATGAACATCGCAGCGGGAGAAATCAGCCACAAACCGACACCGATACTGGTGAGGGATGATAGCAGAATCCCAAAGTGAATTACATCCTTCATTGTTGACATTTGTCCTTTTTGTGGCTATGTGACCGGACCACCACCGAGCGCGAGACTGTTTTTCAGGTAGTATCCGTCGACAGATTCATCCTGGTGATACAGGCACTCGCTGAATGCCATCAGGAGAGCGACGATTACGTCAATTTTGTTGTTGCCGTTCGATTTATCCGGCATCGATTCACCACGGTTGTTGCGGTCGACGATCAGATTGCCCGCCTGCCACGCCACGCACGGATTTCCGTTGTGCTTGAATAGCGGGACTTCTACGCCATTCACCGTTCGGAACTGCCCAATGATCTTCAATAATTCCGTGATCGGTTCCGTGTAGAACTTGTGCGACTGGCCGAACACGAACATTTCCAGCCCTTCAGCAGTCAATCGCTGTGCCAACTGGTGAGCAAACGTCTTGTCATACGCCCAGTCGCCGATGATGTAGTCGCGATGCCATTCGAGGATCGATTCCTCCACCTGCATGAAATCGACGGCGTTTCCGCGATGCTCGATCAGGTGTCCGTCGCGAATCCACTGTTCGATGAATGGTTTGCTCATTTCCGGCGTGCGATCTTCGACTGTCCACGTTTTTGTAATGCACTCGTACCGGACGAATGAATTGCCGTCGTCGTCGACTTCGTTAAACGGAAATACCATGCCGATTGCCGCGAAGTCGTTGACACGCCCGAGGTCGATTGCTCCGTATCCTTTGACTCCCGTCAGGTCCGAGAGTTCTCCCGCCGACTTCGCCCATGTTTCAGGGCTGATTACTTTGCCCTTTGCCGCGACGCGAATGTTCAGATTCTTCTGGAAGAACTCCGGCTGTTTGTCCGGTCGTTGTTTCGCGACGTTCGCCGCCTCACGCATTCGCTCGATCTTCGGCGTGAATCCCTTGCCAGAACCGATGCCAGGATTCGCTTTCCGCCACGTTTTCTCGTCGTACGGATCGTCAATCGGCAAGACGCCAGAACCACCACACCACGGGCAGGATTCACCCTTGCATCCGTAGCATTTGACTGCCTGAGAATCCTCTTCTTGGTAGTCGAGAGCACAGATGAACGCGAACCACGAATCGTCGATAATGTTGCCGTCAATCACTGATTCGAGGCAGTCCACCGCGTAGTCGTGGTTTTCGATCCAGATCAGTGAATCATCGTCACCGTACGTCGTAATCGTGATCGTGATTGGCTGCGAACGAGCACCAAAGCCCGACGCCAACGTGTCAGCAAGTCCACGGTGCATTTCTCTCCATGCGTGCTCCTCGTCCTTGATGACGACATGCGGATTGAATCCGTCGACAGTCTTGGAATCTGACGCGATTGGCCGAAACGTCGAATCGTATTTTGGTAACTCGATCAGAAGTCGCGACGGTGTTATTTTTGCCAGTTTCCGCAACGCTGGGGACTGCTCGATCATCTTGTAGGCAGCGTTCCAGACGATTTTCGCCTGATCCTGTTTCGTCGCACTGACGTACAATTGAGCCCCATGCTCAATCGGATCGTCAAAGAACAGGAACAGGCAGGCGAGATATGCGGCAAAGCTCGACTTGCCCCACTTTCGCGCAACCTCTATTTGAGCCTGCCGGAACCGACGCAAGCCGTCAGATTTTTGACGCCAACCGATAATGCACCAGACGATGAACTTCTGTTCGGCACGTAGCGGAATCGGTTTACCAGCCCATTCACCCTCAAACAGATTGCAGCATCGACTGAACTCAATTGCCGCCAGTGCTTTCTTCTCGTCGAAGTAAAAGCCTCGTTCGCCCGCGAGTTTCAGGTCCGCGACGTGACGATGCACCGCCAGACGTTCTAACCGGCCCGTGACAATGGAACCGTCGAGAACGCCGTCGATGTAATCCTGCACGTCTTTAGCGTGGTCGTTGCTGATCTGGAGGCTTCCTTGTGCCTCCCATGCGGGTTATTGCGGGTTGTCACTCTCAGCGGTAACTAGCCGTGAGAACCTACTTGCACGTTTCTCGAACAGTAATCGCACCAGACGCGACAGTGACTACGCAAGGACAATTCCCCTTCACGTACAGATCGCCCGTGTTCGATTGGAATTCACCGAGGTGCGTGCTGAACTGCACTCGGTTTCCGCACCACATACCATAGTATTTCCCGTCCGGCAATTTAACCGCCGCAATCAACTCAACGTTATGCACTGGTGTTTCCATTTCACATCACTTTCTCTCGCGGGATTGCCGGGGTTCTGGGCGGTAGTTATTCGCCAGGATGGTCCCGGCATCCCGCATGGGATTTCGGCACTGTTCGTTTTGGCATGTCGGATTGCATGCCAGATCGTTCACATGACCGCACGAGCACTTGACGCTAAATCGATTACAGTTATCAGGATCTTTTCTCATCGCAGTGACAATCTGCGATGTTTTACGGTTCATCAAATTTTCATCCTTCCGATCACGTCATCGCCTCACATTCGCGAGAATCCTGCCCATTCGCTGCTCCAGCTTCATCCGGCTTTCGATCAACGGAATGATAGGCTCATGACGCACAACCAACGCCCAACACTTGTGATTACTCAGTTCAGTAGCGCCGTAGACAACCTCGTTGCCTATCCATCCAGATGTACATCCAACGACAGGAAACCCCATTAGAATCATCGTTTTGCACTCCCGTACCGCTGTTCGTCCTTGTGACGCTTCTTCTGGTTGTGGGCCTCGCACAGAACTTGAAGGTTTGCAGGATCGTAGAACTCGTCCTGCGTGAAAACATGACCAGGCTTCTTGTGATCGACTGGCGGTTGCCGAGCGTGCTTTCCGGTTCCGTTGCACAGACCACAACTCCTTTTTCGACCGCGACACTCTTGACAAGTCACAATTGGTCGACTCAATATTTCGTCCGTCGCCTGAGCTAGACCACCTTCACGCAAACATTCTTGGCACATCCAACCGTCACGTTCTCGGATTGCCGGGGCGACAACCGAGGTCCAGTAGTGATCGTAACCAGCCTCCGACGCCGAGATTCTCCGCGTGTAGGAACTACTCTCGACCGTTCGCTTAAACTGGCGGTGTTTTGGGGATGTTGCCATTGTCAGGGTTTCTCATGAGTTCCATCGTCACCGTCAATTTCGCGCTGGGGGCAGATGTTGTCAGCACCCATCGACCATTGATGAATCGCACGTCGCCAGGCACGGAACCATCCACAGTTGGACACGGAAACGTGTCGCGAACACTTCTGATCCGATCCAAAAATTTGGCACCGACCGCATCTCGCTCTTGAATCACATCGCGAATCGACCGATCCTGCCGAGAGATAACCGCACCATTGACATCGACAACCGGAACAGCAACGCCGTCGACAAGACCGTCGATCATCCACCCTCCCGTTCTGCCATCAGTTGCTCCAGATCGTCTTGCTCATCATCCTCGCGCGGCACCAGCAGCACCTGTCGTGATCGCGGAGTCATACCGAACTGCACCCACAGATCCTTGATTGCTCGACCAATCGCCAACGACGTTCGATTCGCTACCTCATCCGTTGGGTTCGCCAGGAATCCTTGCCGATACTCATTCTGCCGGTACATCAACCACGCCATCTCAGTGATCGCGTCCGAATCCTGCTCGAACGCCACGCCCTGAACTTGATCCGCGACTTGCCACCAGTATTGCTTGACGGACTCACTT